ATGTCCTCGAAGACCCCGGCACGCCCGAGGTCTTCGAGGACATGGCCAAGACCTCCGCTGGCATCGTGGATGTCCTGAAGTCCGAGCCCGACACCCTCGACGGTGACAAGCTGAGGTCGACCTTCAAGGAGTACATCGAGTCCATCCTGGCCGGTCTGGAGTCCTACGTCGCGCTGGGCGAGGCGGAGGCCGAGGACGACGACGAGGAGGACGACGAGGACGCCGAGGAGGAGTCGGCCGGTCCCGCCGAGGGCAAGGGCCGCAAGACCGAGGAGACCGACGACGAGGACGAGGACGACGAGGACGAGGACGCCGAAGAGGAGTCCGCAGGCCCCGCCGAGGGCAAGGGCAAGCGGGGAAAATAGCGGAGCGGCGGAGGCGAGCGTCTCCGGACCGTGATAAGTCCTGGCGCCGCCGTCGCACGGCTTACTCCTCTGGAAGACGCGAAGAGATCGGAGTGGAGAAGAGCCCGGTATTGCGAAAAACTCGGACCGTCGGAGGCAAGTCCTCAGTTCTGGATAAGCCAGAGGCGGTTGGAGGTTCGGTGCTCGACAGGACGCCGCTTCGATCGAACTTCCGGTGGCGGCGATCGTAGGGGTAAAGATGGAAGCGCTGACTGCGACAACCCCGGTTACGAAGAACCAACTCATTGACGAGCAGATCCATCACAGCGTCCTCACGCTTGTGGAGGGTACTGGCACTCGTTCTGGGAAGGTCTACGCCCGGGGTGAGTTCGGGCACTCCACCAAGCCCACTGCGAACGGTCGTCGATACCCGAAGAAGGTCTGGGAGAAGAACATCGATCGGCTTCAGGAGAGCCTGCAAGGCCGAAAGGTGCTCGGAGAGCTAGATCATCCCTCGGATGGTCGCACGTCCCTCCAGCGCGCGTCGCACGTCATCACCGAGATCCATCTCGAAGACGACCGCGTGATGGGTGAGGCGGAGATCCTGGATACCTCGAAGGGTCGGGACCTCAAGGCCATCCTCGCAGCCGGTGTTCCCGTGGGCATCAGCTCTCGCGGATACGGCAGCACGCATCCTGACGGCGAGGGGATCGAGGAAGTCCAGGACGACTACAAGCTCGTGACCTTCGATTTCGTGGCCGAGCCCGCAGACAGCACTGCCTACCCCGAGGTTTTCTTCGAGGGCGTCGATGTTCGAGCGTCGTCCGAGGAGGGGACCTCGGTCCCCGTGGAGCAGAGGATGTCGGATGTGAGCGTCGAGGATGGGATGAAGGCCTTGGATGAGACGAAGGCTCCGGTCGAGTCCGAGCCTTCAGTGTCGATCACCGAGGATGCGAGGATCGAAGAGCTGCGGAAAGAGCTTTCCGAGCAGCTCCTCTCCAACATCGCGTCTATGCGCGCCGAAGTCGAGGCTCAGGTTCGCGAGGAGCTGAAGAGCGATCCAGCGCTCTCCGGAGCCATCGAGGCGCTTCGCAAGGTTCAAGAAGCCATCCAGCCCTTCTCGCTCGCGGAGGATGTTCGTACTCTGCTGTCCGAGAAGGACCACGAGATCGAGGCTCTTCGTCAGCAGCTCTCGGAGGCGGAGGTTCGGATTGAGAGTCAGGAGACTCTGATCGAGAACCTGACCGCAGCGGCGCGAGAGGCCGGCTATCGATACCACATGGAGCGGCTCCTGTCTGGCCACCCGGATGATGTTGCGGATGCTGTCCGCGACCTCGTTCCGGACGTCACTGGTTTCGAGAGTGCGGACGCGCTCTCGGAGCACGTGGAGGGGGCCTTGAAGGAGTTGCTCAAGCGGAATCGTGCTGATCGCTTGGAGGCAGAGAAGCACGAAGCCAAGACCGTCGCGCTGCGTGAGAAGAACCAGCGGTTGGCGGAGCAGCTCGATCGTTCTCAGCAGGAGAACGAGGCACTCGCGCTCAGGGTGTACGCGACGCAGCGGTTGCAATCTCACCCGAAGGGTGCGAGGATCATGCGGATGCTGGAGAGCACCGGATTCGATTCCGAGAAGCAGATCGATCGCGTGATCGAGACCTATCGGGATCCGAAGCTGGACGCCGATGATCTGGAGGCTGTTCGAGAGCGGGTGCGCCTGAAGCTGGGGAGCGGGCGTGAGCACTTGGTCGAAGACGAGGCGTTGACGTCGCGTTCAGATCGCGGTATCAATAGTCTTGGCATGAGCTTGAACGAGTACAAAAAGCTCTCTGGTATCGAAAGGTCTTGAGATCGGAGGCGGGCGACGACCCGCCACGTCTGGTCCATAGCAGGAGGAGCGCAGGAAAATGGAAGCTCGACAGATGTTGCAGGAAGAGGGTCGTCGCACGATCGCCGACCAGAGCTACGTCGGGGCTCTCATCCGGAAGTGGGGCGACTTCCTGGAGGGCTTGCCGGACCGAAGCGAGCAGGATCGCTACATCCTCGGATGCACGGCGATGCTCATGGAGAACGAGTCCGTGTGGCTCCAGTCCCTGACGGAGGAGACACGGTCCGTGAACGTCGGTTCGTTCACGAAGTTCATCTTCCCCGTGCTGCGGCGCGTGTTCCCGAACCTGATCGCCAACGAGATCGTCTCGGTGCAGCCGATGACGGCCCCGATCGGCGCGGTCTTCTTCCTCGACTACGTCTACGGTTCGACCAAGGGCGGCACGACCGAGGGCGCGGTGTTCCCGCGCGACTTCGATCGCGACTACTCCAGCGAGTTCGTGAACGGCGAGCAGCTCGCGACCGGTGACGGCGCGGCCTACGGCGGCGTGGGCACCCCCCTCGACGCCAATCTCGCGTGGACGCCCGTGCGTCCGCTCGACGCGACGCGCGGCTTCAGCGTGCTCCTCAAGGACATCATCCCGGCGACCGGCGTGGCGGCGCAGACCCTGACCGACAACGGCGCTGGCGCCTTCACGGGCGGCGGCGGCGGCACGATCAACTACTCGAACGGCTCGATCGTCGGCGCGCTCTTCACGGTGGCGCCCGTCAACGGCCACCCGATCAAGGCCTACTACTACTTCGACGGCGAGCTGAACACCAAGGTCCCCGAGATCAAGCTCGACGTCAAGAAGAGCCCCGTCGAGGCGATGCCTCGCAGGCTCAAGGCGCTCTGGTCGTCCGAGGCCGCCGAGGACCTGCGGGCCTTCCACGGGCTCGACGCCGAGACCGAGATCGTGTCGATCATCGCGCAGGAGATCGCTCTGGAGATCGACCGCGAGATCATCCAGGACCTGTTCCTGAACTCGACCGGCACGACCGGCGCCTTCGATCGCATCCCGCCCGGCGGCATCTCCGAGCTGGACCACCTGCGGTCGATGCTCACCCAGATCGCGACGGTGAGCAACCTCATCCACAAGAAGACCCTGCGTGCCCCGGCGAACTGGATCGTCACCTCCCCCGAGGTGTCGGCCCTGCTCGCCCAGCTCACCACGCACGGCTTCTACAAGCCGATCTGGTCTGGGGACATGAACCCCGCGTCGGCGCACGACCAGATGCGGCCCCGCACGCAGCACGGCCAGTTCACGATCTACAAGGCCGGCACGCTGATGAACAAGTGGATCGTCTACGAGGATCCCTTCTTCACCAGCAACAAGATGCTGATCGGCCTCAAGGGCGGGAGCTTCCTGGAGTCCGGCTTCGTGTGGGCGCCCTACGTGCCCCTCCAGGTCACGCCGACCTTCCTGGACCCGAGCGACTTCAGCTTCCGCAAGGGCCTCCGGACCCGCTACGCGAAGAAGCTGCTCAGGCCCGATTTCTACGGGCAGTTGACGATCCAGAATCTGTAGACCACTGGCGCGACCGCGCCGGGCTATCGCTTCCGTTCGACCTCCCCGGGTTGTTTCCATTCCCCTGCTGATGTAGGATTGTCGGCGTAGAGCTTGATGGTGCGACCATTGGTCGCAGGATGAGGGCCATGGAGACGGATGACGTTTTGAATGAACTTCGAGCGCTGGGAGCCCTGGGTCGCGCGAAGAAGGCCAGTTCGGAAGTCGAGGAGTCCAAGACACCGTCTGGTGTATGGGAGCGTGATCCACGCATTGGTCCGACACAGGATGCTCTTCGAGAGGTCGGAGAGCGCCTGGTGGTTCTGCGCGAAGCACAGCAGGCGTTCGAGGCGGCCTTTGGGAAGGTCTTCGCGATCTGGGAAGGTGAGCCTTCGGTCGAGGTCAGGCCTCCAGAAGCTCCTTCCGAGTCCGTTGAGCCTTCGGAGCGCTCTGTTCCGAAGCTCGTTCGGCAGATCGTTCCAACCGATCAGTCTCCGGAGGCTCTTCAGCGGGCCCGGGAGTCCGCGCTGCGAAAGATCCGTGGGGAGGACATCCAGGATGAGGCTGCTCGTCGCGCGCTTTTCTCCGAGGCGGAGGAGGACGACGTTCCGTTCGTGGGGCAGACACGAGTCCGGATGGAACCTGTGACGGGTGGAGAGACAACGGTCGGAACGCTAGGGGTGATCAAGCCGAGTTTTCCGAAGGAGGAGAAGAGCGATGCGTAGGTTCAGGATGCGTCAGGATCTCGGGCAGGTATTTATTCCGGGTCGCGGACGGCTGCGGCGGTCCGAGGTGCTGGTGGGGGACGAGTACGCCAGGTTCTGTCCCTCCATGTTGGAGGAGGTTCTCGAAGAGACTCCCTCTGAGTCGCCGGCACCGAAACCCGCGCCGAAGCCTGCGCCCAAGCCGGTCGAGCCTCCCGCGTCGAAGCCTACGCCTCTCCCGGTTTCGGAGGTGGTCGCGGTAGCGGAGGTGCCGGCCGCGAAGAGTGGTCCCAGTGCGGCCTGGTCGCGCAAGGACCTGGCTGACTATGCGATCACTCTGGGGGTCAAGACCGCCGGGATGACCAAGGCAGAGCTGCTGGTAGCGATCAAGAAGGCGCAGAAGTCATGAAGTGCCCGAAGTGCGAGCACCCGGAGGTACTACTCGAAGATCTCGGGGAGGGCCAGAAGCGGGTCAAGTGCCCCAAGTGCGGTCTGAACGAGGTCTACGACAAAGAGGGCCGCAAGCTTCTCACCGGGGATGCTGAGGATGGTAGAGGTTCCGGGCGCCTGATGCTATCCTGAGTCAGAGGTCGCCATGGCGGACTGCCGTCCTTCCAACAACAGGCTCATGACCAGGGAAGAGCTGGCCCCGTGGATCATGCGGCGGCTCGGCGCACCGGTCTGGAAGATCGAGGTCTGTGAAGGGCACATCACGGATGCCATCGAACAGGCGGTGCGTTGGTTCTCCGCCAAGAAGGGTGTCCAGAAGCTCTTCACCATGCAGATGTTCTCCAGCCAGGTCGAGTACGACTTGGACTGTGAGATTGATCGCGTGCTCGACGTCGTGCCCACGGTTCAGAAGATGGACCTCTCGCTCATCTTCTCGCCGTTCACACTGCTGGAGGAGAAGATCCCTTACGACGTGTTCGCGTCGGGCGGGTCTGGCGGGCTCTACTCCAGTTACGTGCAGGCGCTCCAGTACATCGAGACCGCGAAGCGCATCCTGAGCGCGGACTTCGAGTGGTACCAGATCAACCAGAAGCTGTTCATCGCGCCTGCTCCCGCGAGCAGTCGGAACATGATCGTGTGGGCGAAGATCAACTTCACGCGGATCGAGGACCTGACGGAGCGTGACCACGAACTGGTGAAGCGCTACGCGCTCGCCATGGCCATGAAGGACTTGGCGTGGATCCGTGGGAAGTACGCCGACTACCCGAGCGCTCAAGGAACGCTGACCATGAACTGGGATCGGCTTCTCGACTCGGCTGACACCGAGCTTGAGAAGCTGAACGAGGAGATCATGGACAGCGCAGGGCCCATGGGGATGATCACCGGGTAGACCATCATGGCAGAGAACTGTGGTGACAAGGGTCCTGGGAGCACGAAGTTCGCGGAGTTGCCCGCGAGCTGTTCGGTGTCCTGCCCCCCGTTCAAGATCGACGCGAGTGAGGGGGCGGTGTTCGATCACTTCGCTCAAGAGCATGTGTCTGCTCACGGGACGGAGTTGAAGTACTGGCATCAGGACCTCGAAGCATCGAGGCGCGACGCACTCTACGACGAGCCGATCAATCGGGCGTGGCGCGGACCCTTCAAGCTCACCGGTTTCGTCGAGTACATGGAGGGGCAGCCCGGGATGCGTGAGGAGGGCGCCTTCGTGCGCTGGGAAGGTCGGATATGGATCGCCCGGAAGGAGCTGGAGGACAACAACTGTCCCGCTCCGACCGAGGGAGATGTCATCCAGTACTGGGACGACCGCTTCTTCGCAGGATTCGCCGTGAACGATGAGCACGTTCCTGGGTCTGGATACTACTTCGACGTGATCAAGGCGAGCGACGATGGCCACGTCGGGGACACCGGCTACTTCGTCGGCTTCTCGATTCAGGTGCTCAGGCGCACCGAGTTCACTCCGGAGCGCCGTCTGGAGGGCTGATGGACGCGGTACGGGTCGGGTTGGCGGTCTCCAAGGGGACGTCGATCGTGTGCGCCACCTGCAAACGGTTCTGGGAGGGGCGAGAGCGGGGGCTTCCGGAGCCGAGGTGTACGGTACAATCTCCCTGCGGGTCACCCCTCGCCGGACTCGCATTTCCTGGGTACGACGGGCCCATCTCGGACTTCTCACGTTGGTGCTTCGTGTGTGGGGACCAGGCCACGCACGGGGTCAAGGCTCCTCGGAGCGCTGTCGTGTTCGGGATGTGCTCGAAGCACATCACGATGGTGGGCTCGGTTCAGGCGGTCGGGTTGAACGGGGTTTCCGTTCAAGAGGTGCTCTCGCCGCAGCTTCGAGCCTCCCCTGACAAGTTCTTCGCGACTCCGAAGAAGACGCTTGGGCAGGCTATCGTCGAGGCCGAGGCCGAGTTCGCGGAACGAGACCAGCGGTGAAGGCGACAGTTCAAGCCGTCGGTCTGAAAAAGTTGTCCCGGTTGGTCGAGGAGTGGCAGGCGCGCAGCGAGGCGCTTCGGAAGCAGTTCGTGTACAGGGTCGCGGCCTGGGCGCACCACTCGTTGCTTGATCGCATCCCGTCGGATTACGACCTCCTTCATGAATCGCTGCGAATCAGCAGGGTGATCGGGACGCCGAGGTCGGAGCCTGTTTACGCGGTGGAGGCGGCTGCCCGGAGTAAAACTCTTGGGGAACTGGATGCTGGGAACACGCTGCTATATGTACAGGTCAAGCCGCACCAGATGCGTGCTGTGCCTGTGGAGGTTCAGGTACTCATCGAGCACGGTCCCTGGACAGCCAGCACACTTCCGTTTCGTCCTGATCCCAAGGTCGCTGTGATCGTCTCCAGGACCTCCGGTTCTCGTGCGACCAAGCGCGTGGAGGCTGCTCGTATCCGAGATCGTCGCATCTGGAAGCGGAAGCTGGAGCGTCAGGGGCTGAGAGTCAGTCCTCCAGCGCAACAGCTCCAGTTGAACAGGCAGGTGCGCGCGTTACCGGACGTTGCCCTGGAGTCGATGAAGCTGGAGTTCGGTCTCGGGGGTGTTGCGGCCAAGCCCCACTGGAGGCCGACCATCTCGAAGTTGGCGAGTCGACGCGGAGCTGGTATCATCGCACGGAGACGGGAGTTTGTGAAGGCCATGGTCTCGGTCGGATTCAGCGCATGGAAGACCTGGCCCAAGAGAGTTCCGAGGCGCATCCGCCTGTCGGAAGCGCGAAAGTTCGTGGCGTTCCAGAAGAAGCTGGGCGTGAGGATTCCGAAGTGAGCGCTGCATCGTGTCGGAGAGGTAGGGCTGCGGCCCGCAAGGCACGCAGGGTCGAGGAACTGTTCGATCAGTACCTGGACCACGTGTTGGATGGTGTGGCTCAGCTCGGTGTCGAGCCTGCGATGGCCATGGATGCGATCTTCACTGCCGCGACGTACCTCGCAGAGCAGTGTGTTCTTCCGGTGTTTCCTGGAACGAGGGCTTCGGCGGCTCGTGTTGGGTCTTGGATGATCGCTGCGGCGGAGTTCGATTTCGCTACCTTCATGGTGAAGTCGGTTCTATCTGTGGCGGATCCGGAGGGCGTGTCGTCGTGACGTTCGACCCGCAGGTTCCGGTCGGGGAGGAGCAAGACCGCACGAACATGCGCTCTCCCACCGGGCAGGTCGGCCTACGGAACTTTGATCAGGGGATCGTTGACACGCTGGGGGCGGTGGCTCACGAAGTGGACCTCGGGAAGGGGCCCCTGTCAAACTACTTCATCGAGACCGGCGTGCTGCCTGTGGAGCCCCCACCAGGTCTTCCTGGCATCCCCATCACGTTTTCACACCCAGAGGACATCTGGGAGCGGTTCAAGATCCCCGTCATCGTTGTGCGGCGGGATGCGATCGATCCTGCTATGCAGCGTTGGCACCCCGGGATGGTGGCGTACAACGCCCCGGCTGAGGGCGCGGATCCGGTGTCCGTCACCTTCGGGGAGGGCACGACGACCGAGGAGACGCGCGAGGGTTACACGAGGTATGAACGGCTGGAGATGGGTGTGCCGTTCGACATCACCTACACGTTGTCCATCCTGGCCCGGCACAGGGGCAAGGGACCTCTTCCGCCCAGGGGAAACCCTGTTGGCTTCGACTCCGGGAAGGGTTCTCCGAGGAATCAGGTCAACCAGATTCTGGACTATGTCCTCCGCAAGTTTCCTCCGTTCGGGCAGGTGTTCGTTCCGGACAGCGTCGGAGACATTCGGGGGTACTCATCTTTCATGGATGCGATCTCCCATCTGGATGAGGTTCCTGATATAACGGAACGTGTGCTAGGATTCGCCGTGACCGTTCGCGTTGAGGCTGAGCTGGACCTGGATCAGTCTTTGGAGGTCTCGGCAGTTACAGCTCCATTGACGAGGCGGTCGCATGTGCGATAGAGGTTAGAAGATGGTGTCGTCCGTCTACTACAACAAGGCTCGCAGTCCAGTCACCGTGACGCTGAGGACCGGAGAGGCGTCTCTGGTGCCTCCGAAGGGCTATCTGAGCGTGACGTCAGAGCAGGACGGGTCGACCAGTCTTCTGAAGCTGGTTCAGAAGGGGCTGCTGTTGCGGCGACGAATCGCGCCTCCCGTAGCGGTTGAGGTCGCTTCGGAACCTGCTGCTGTTGAGCCGGTCGAGGCAATCTCTGCGAAGGTAGAGGAGCCGGAAACACAGGTCGCTGAGGCATTCGAGACACAGGTCATCGAGGAGCCCAAGGACGTTCCGTCGGCGAAGTGGTCGAAGTCGAGGCTGGTGGCTTTCGCCAAGGACCACGCTCTCGACATCGACGATGAGGCGTCGAAGGCCTCTGTGCTCAAGTCGATCCAGGACGCGGGCTTGTAGGGTGTGCTGTAGAACTTCGAGGCGCTACGATCGCCGTCAGAGGAGGGTCTAGGTCATGGCCGAGCTGCTTTCCCCCGGGGTATTCAATCAGGAGGTTCCGTCGGCTGTCCAAGTCGTGCAGCCGGTCAGCACCTCGAACGCGGGTGCGGTCGGGGCCACTCGGCGCGGGCCCACCGACGAGGCGACGCTCATCACGTCCTTCGAGCAGTTCACGAGGATCTTCGGAGATCTGATCGCGGACTCCAGGCTCGGGATGTCGATCGCGGCGTTCTTCGCGAACGGCGGTCGTCGAGCTTTCGTCGTGCGCGTGATGCCTGGTGATGCTGTGAAGGCGGTCGGCGCCGCCAGGAGCGCGCGAAGGAACTTCCAGACCAACATCGGCGATGGCGTCACGGCTGCGGTAACGCAGGCTGTGCTCACCCCCACCGTCATGAAGGTTCCGATCGTCGCCGTTCCTGGGACGGCGGGCGTGACCTTCCGGTGGCGCTCGAACGGGACGCCGATCGCGGCGAGCCCGCTTCGGAATCGCAACAACACGGCAGGTCTCACGCAGGACACCATCGGCCACGCCGCGCACCACTACGAGGGGCGGATCAACCCGGCGGCTCTGCCGACGATGGACACCTCGCTCCCGAGCGTCATGCCTCACGAGACCATGACGCTGAACTGGGACCCGGACGGCGGCGGCATCGGTGCGGCTGTGACCATGACGCTGACGCAGGTCGGCACCACGATGGTCGCGAGTGGCACGACGGGGCAGGGCTCGGTGGCGACGCTCGACCTCGTCACGGGTCGCATCTCCGTCACCTTCGCTGGGTCGGACGTTCCGGTGGTCGGTGGCAACGGCACGGCGATCACCCTCGACTTCACCCCGGGCACGGCAGTCCGGACAATCTCGGACAATGGCTCCGGCGTTCTCGTGAACGTCGGCCTGGTGCTCACCGGCAACGGGACGATCACCTACGGTCCGCTGGGCGTTCCGGCGACCTACGCCATGACATGCTCCGCCGGCTACGAGATCGGCGACGGGTGCCCTCTGCTCGTCAACTACAACATCCAGGCGTGGACGATCCAGCCCATCTCCGTCGGGACGTGGGCCAACGACATGCGCGTGGTCATCGTGGGGAGCCCGGACTACTACGACATCGCCACGGACACTTACTCGCGCTGCAACGTCTATGTGACCATGCTGAACACCTCCACGGGGCTGTACGACACCCTGGAGACGTTCGAGGAGATCACCTTCACCGACCCGACGTCGGCGCAGTACTTCCCGGACGTGATCAACGACCTGTCGGACCTCATCACCGTGGTCGAGCCCGCGCTGAACGCGGAGGAGCCCTCCACGCTGAATGGGCTCGCGCGGCGGTTCAACGTCGCGGGTGGTGATGCGCTCACCGGGAGTCGCAACATCGCCATGACGCTGCCCGACTTCCCGATCGTGCGTCGGACGGTCAGCATGAGCCTCACCGATTCGGGTGGTTTCCCGAGGACCATCACGGACGACGGCGCGGGCAATCTCATCGGGGACGTGGACCCGGCGGGAGTCAACACCATCGACTACACCACGGGCGACATCGACGTGACGGTCTCGAACGCGATCGCCAAGGACCAGCTCGTGTACATGGTCTACCGGTCGGAGTCGGAGGAGGATACGCACACCGACACCTTCGCCTCCGGGGCCGACGGCACCTACGACACGACCAACTACAGCCGGACCCAGTTCACGTCGCCGACGCTCGTGGCGAACTACAAGGGGCTCTACGCCCTGAACCGCATCGAGGAGCTGATGCAGGTCATCATCCCCGACTTCGCCGGGGACGTGCAGATCACGAAGGACCTGCTCGACTACGCCGACAGCAGGCAGAGCCAGCCGGCGGGCGGCGATCGCTTCATCATCCTCGTGGGTCCGCAGGACTACACGGCGCAGGAGATCGTGGACTGGGTTCGCTACGAGCTGAACCAGTACTCGAAGTACGCCGCGCTCTACTGGCCGTGGATCAAGGTCGCGAATCCGCTTGCCAGCAACCGGCCCATGGTGTTCCCACCCCTCGGTCACATCGCGGGCATCTACGCGCGCACGGACTCG